CAAGCTGGTCCTTGATGGACATGCCGGAGTGATTGGCCCGTGCCTTCTGAACCTGTTTGGTGCCCTCGAATAGAGCATCAACAGAACTGGCCATATCGCTGAGAGACTTAGCGGCTGAACAACCTTCCTTAATGGCCGAGGCTGATGCCTTGACCAGGCTGATGCCGACTAAAATCTCCGCAATGGGCATGTCATTTACTTCTTGTCAGTTTTCTTGGGCCGTCCGCGCTTCCGCTTCTCAGGCTTTGGCTGTTCAACATCATCGGTACGTTTGTTAATTGTACGAAGATGAGGGTTAAGGTCCACGATAGTTACCATGTCTTTACTCCATTATTAGGCTGAGAAGCAGGGCGATTGTGGCGGCGGCTGACCCTAAAATAATATGTTCTAGCCTACGCATTCTGTGCAGTTGCTCCAGCCATCTTTCTTCAAGCCGCACCTCAAGTGCAACGAGCCTGTTGTCTATTCCATCGATACGCTCATGTGCGCTGGCTACAGTTCTTTTATCCATCAGCTCGGTGCCACCGGAAAGGTTACATCAGGAAAGCCCGACTGCGCTGGCAAATCACGCAAGGCTTGTCGATACGTGCGCCACTCGTCTGTAATCCTGTCAGCTAGTGCCATTTTGTCAGACGCCTCTAACAGTTCGTCACGCTGCGCTCGTACTTGGGTTGCAGTTGCAGTCACTGGGTCTGCTTGAAAGTCAGGCCAATTAGCCATATCCTCTGCGTCATCAAAGACTGCGCCATCACCTGTTGTTTTATTGTACCAAGTTTTAGACATGATAAACCCTCATGTTTCCTGCTGCACCTGTGCCACCAGCATTGCTGGAGTTTTTTGACCCACCACCGCCACCTCCCGGCGAAGACCCGTCTGTTCCTGTTGTTGCTGCTGCACCTCCTGCCCCAGAGAACTCACTGGTTCCCGGCAATGACGTAAGAGTGCCGCCGTTTTTGTAAGCACCTCCATTACCTCCCCCAAACAAACTATGCTCAACACCACGATTACTTCCATGGTACGTTTTTCCCGCCGCACGGTATACATAAGCAACCCCAGTTGGCAAAACGGAGGAGCTACTAAAAATACTCCCCGACTGCGTTTGTGAAACTAACGTAAAATCATCACCAGTGTTACTAATAACGTCTAAAGAACCCGAAGTTATTTCTATAACTCTATCCGAGGTAGTGTTTGAATCCCCTGCAGTTGAAAATACTAAACTTCCATTTGCTGAGGAAAGAGTAAATGTTGAAGCATTTGGAGTAGTACCGCTATAAGCGTTAGTGCCGCCAGCATTACCGGCTTTCGCGGCCCCAATAACATACGCTCCACCATTAAATAAGCTAGCTTTACCGTAGAGAAGCGTCGCAGACCCCCCATCTCCACCATTAGTATCGGCTCCATCGTAACAGCCGCCCCCGCCACCAGAGCCTAACAAGTAAACCCAAACATAATCATCGTCAGACAAAGACCCTTTGCTCCATGTACCTGACGAAGTATAAGTGTTTGTTGGTGATGCCCAGTTTGAGGGAAAAACAACAGCTGTTGCGCCAACTTTGGTATTTATATAAGTAGCTAAAGTATCTACTTTAGTCATTCTCATAGTCCCACCATCATTGGTGAGAAAACCATCCCCATCAGCTACGGCTGTAGTTCCTCTGGCAGTACCTCCATCTATAAGATTAATTTCTGCTGCTGTAGCTGTTATAGCAGTACTACCCAAAATGAGGTCACCATCTGGCACAGTCACATCACCTGTAAAAGTTGCGCCCGCCGTGCCAACTAATGTCTGGTTGCCGCCCGCTGGCAATGTCAGTGTGTTAGTTACACTTGCGGAATGCGGTTGTGCTATTACCGTTTGGCCGTGGCTGTTGTTTTCACAGTTAAATACTAAAGTGCCGGGGTTATCGTTGCCTTTAAGAACAGTTTTGCCAGTTCCGTTCGGTGCAAGCTCTATGTCGCGGTTACTTGTTGTAACAATGTCATGTGTCACAACATCAAGTGCCCCGCCAAGCTGGGGCGAACTGTCCGAACTGAGTTCAGCCATGCCGCCGCCCGCTGCGCCTGTGGCACCAGTGGCACCTGTTGCGCCGGTCGGAATGCCTAAAGCAAACGTAGCCGTGCCGCCGCTAACAGAAACAGATGCCGTTGCTGAACCTCCAGCCGATACGGTGGACACATTGACCGCCGCCCCGGTAACCTGCTGGGTGGCTTCTGGGTTGCCGGTTGAACTGTCAAACCCCAAGACCTTGCCCTTGCGGGCGTCCTTGTTTGGCAGGGTCATATCGATGCTGGTGGCGTCATCAACCGGGGCAATCAAGGTGCGGTCTAGGCGCTCGTCTTGTTGCTGGAACAGCATCATGTTTGTGTCGAAGTCTGTCTCTAGGCTGGTGGCATTTATCGTGCCGCCGGATGTGTACACACTTGACCGGGCCAGTGCAGTCTTGGACATTATTGTGACTATCTGGCCGTTCGTTGGCGTATTGCCTGACGTGAAGGTGATAGACCCCGCGCCGGTGCTGGAAGTTATGCTGACCGTGTAGTGTGTGCTGATTGTCTTAAGCGTAGTGCCGACAAACACCGCTACATCAGCCTCAGTGTTTACAGAGAAGCTAAACGAGAACTCAGTGGTTGAGCCATTGGCCGTGGCCTGGGCTTTGCGCGTGACTGCGCTGATTGCAAAAGTGGCCATTACCAATCCTTCCTATTAATGATTGTACACTGTTTTGGGTGATTTGTCATTGTTCTAGTAACTCATCCATTGTGGTTGAGTTGACCAAGTTCTGGTTCTTACGGTCGGCGGCTCTCATCTGGGCGTCTGTAGCTGGGCCAATGCTTCTGGGATTGCGACCGCGATAGTCCTTGTAGTTCTTCACCTTGTCCACTTGGGCGCGTAGGTCATCGAATTCTAAAAGCATAAGCTGCTTGGCGATACCCATGTATGTGCCATTGACGCCGTTCAGTATCTCTATCTGCTTGCCCGGCACTAGGTCTTTATAAACGTCATGCTGTTCTCCGCGAGGGCTGATGAACTCCAGCATTGCTCCCAAGACGTTTGGTGGCCATACGTTTTTGTCAGGGCCGAATAGTTCGTTGGCGTATTTTGAATTAGCCGGGTAATTGTACAGTTCAATATACCGCTCGTATTGCTCACCGTTAAGGCGCAACATGCTTTCGCCCATTGAGTTGGGCAAGTTCTTAAACCCCAGCTTAAGCCGGTTCAGTTCTGCGTTGATTGTGTTAGCGCCGGGCTTGTTTAAGACCCGCATTGGCGTGACCATGCGCCAGGCTCCACCATCTTGTGGGCCTTGCATCTGTATCTCAAACCAACGGTTCCGCTTTGGCGGCAAGTCTTGCGATAGACCTGGGGTTCTAGACCGCACGTATTGCATAGCCTCGTACATGCCCCGTATCTCTGGCTGTAGGCCAAACCCCGGCACTCGGTCGTATTGGTTCTCTGGGCGGCTGTCACGCGCTGTAGGGTCAATGTAACGCTCAAAGGTGGCCAACATGCCCTGGGAGCCTAGACCGGCTGTCGCGACTTGCTGAGAAGTGATGAGAGCCGCTGATGTTACTTGCTTAGTCATAAGCTGCCGGATCCGCGCCACCTTGCTATTATGCTCTTCATACGGTGACCCGGCAACGTCCACCAGTTCGCCAACGAATTGCAACATTGGAAGAGCGGTGCCTACATACCGGGTGACTGCAATTGCACCGTTCAGCATCAGATTGTCGGCGGTGTCTGTGTCATCAGAATACTGCAACACCTCGGCGGTATCCATTGATGCAGCCAAGATGCCTGAGAACGGGTCATACCGGGCGTAGCTTATCCAATCCCAGGAACCGTCTTTCTTGCGTATACCGACTGAATAAGGTTCGTGGTTTTGCAGCCAAGTCCGGCGTTGTTTGGCATCGGTTGGCCCATACCCGGTCATGGTGAAGTCATCACTAACGCCACCTGTGCCGGTATACATTAAGGTGCCGAAGATAGCGGACCCGGTTGATATACGCGCCAAGGCTTCCCGGCGGTCGGCGTTGGTGCCGTTTATTAATTTGTCCCGCATGACGCTAGGCATAGCAAGGCCCATCGGTGTGCGCTCCATAATCCGGCGCATAACTTGCGTAGGCGTTTTGTAGAATGGCACCCAAATCTTAATAATAGGATGAGAGAACAATCCCTGTGCTTGAGCCATAACACCACTAAGGTCATCTTGGAACGTGGCCATCTGAGCAAAGTTCTCGCCCTCGTCAAAAGCGCTGCGAGAATGCAGGGTGCGAAGATGTGCGGCGGCGGCTTCATTATGCGCCACTTCTGGAGTTTCACCCGCATCAATTCCGGCTCGGTAGCGTTCAGTTTGCGCCCGCACAGCAAGCGCCTCAACTTGCATGCCACGCGCCATCGCCTTAAATGTCTCGTCCATTGCCAGCATTGGCCGAAAGCCTAGCAAGCGCATCATAATGCCAAAACCATCAAAGAAACTAGCTGCCGTGCTTTCAAAACCGCTACCGCCTTCAGCCGCATTTCTCAAGCCAGCGCCCTGCCGAGAGATAGCCCGCATGTTAACGTCCATTTTAGTCTGGGTGCCAGACACTACGCCTTCATTTTTTAATGCTGACCACCCGGCGCGGAATGCCTGGGGAAGATACTTGGCTTGAGCGGTTAGCATGGCGAATGCCTCTTTAGGCCGACCCTCTAACATGCGCTCAACCATTAATGTCTCAAGCATCACCATTGTACTTGCCGCATTGTACGAATGCGTGAGAGGGTTGGACAGCAATGCCGATTGGTAAATTTCTATCAGCATATCCGCACCGCGCCGGAATATACCGCGCCGTGCAAACTCGTGCCGAGACATGTCGGTCGGCAAGTCCTCATAAACTTGGAGCATGAAGTCAATTGCAGCCTCGCCGCCATTGGCCTCTAAGAACTGGTCAACATTGGTAGCATCAATTAGCGCCGTGGCTCCAGGGTTCACGCCTCGGTTTTCTAGCACAGTCCGCATAGCATCAGTACGTTCTCTGCTTGGAGAACTAATAATCTTATTGGACACCTGTATACGCCCAATGTCTTCTTGCACTCCAACTAGCTGAATACTGGCATAACCCTCTAGGGCAAATGCTTGGGCTGCGCGGGCCTTGTCAATTGGGTCACCAGTTTCTTTAGCTTTTCGGATTAAACGCAATGTCTCCATTTGCAGGGCAGCGGTGGTGCGCCGTGCCGCAAGTAACTCGCTATCTGTGAATGGCCGGTCCCCAGGCTTGCGGTTCATTAGGTCTAGGAAGATATCAACAGAACCAATCTGGTCAGCATCTGCTATGATGTCCGCAAACCCACGGTCACCTTTTCTTAGAATGCGCTGACCACTAGACGCGACCGTATCCTTGTAGGCATCAAAGGTGGCCGTGATAAGACGGCGCAAGTCCAGTTCTTCTGGTGAAAGGTCACTTGCTGAAAGTGTTTGGTCTGGTGGGGCATTGTTGTGACCGATGCCAATCTTCGACAGGTTGGGCAGGATGACATCAATGCCGGGAAGGTCAACGCCTTCCTCACGGTACTTGGTCAACTCGGCCATCTCTTCAGCGGTAGCCGGTCGCGTAATGATATCGCCCTTGTCAACGACCGCTAGTGGCATTGTCCCGGTAGATTGTAGGGTTTGCGCGGCTCGACCGGCAGCGGCGTCTGATACGCCATCATTTCCGGGGCGGGTGGTAACGTCTGCGAACTCGCCAATGCCTGGTGTGTTGCGCTGAATAAAACGACCGGCGGCGGCACCAAGCCGACCGGGGCCAGCAACCTCAACACCTTCTTGCTCCGGCTCGACTGGGGGCGTCATTTCCTCAACAACAGCGGGGGCCACCATTGGTTGTTGTGGCTCTGGGCCTATGGTTTCGTCACCAAGCACACTCATGTTCAGTCTTTCCTAAATTGCTCCGGCAAATCGGCTTCTTGCTCTGCCGACAGTTCGTCTGGAGCCTCGCCCATAAAGGCTAACTCAAGGTATGTTTCTCGCGTCATTGGCATTTCAAATGCTTCCATAAGAGCAAGCGTTTCATCGTTACTGCCAGGTTGGAGGGTTGATGCCACCGGCTCGGTCATTTACCTGTCTCCTTGTCTCGTTCAGTTCTATTTCGCCACTCTTATACTTTTGCCAAATTGCATCAATTTCAGCAACATTATTTGCGTTAGATTTAAACGTATCAGTGAACAAACCCCGCACCGCTTCCCATGTTATTGATTGCATTTGTCGGGGTAGAATGCCCCGCTCGGCAGCGGCTCGTCTATACGCCTCTGCATACAGACCGTAGTTGCCATTAACTCCCGATACGCTTGAACCTTTTGTTGTGCCTCTGCCAGCGATTGATTGGTTCTTAAAATTGTGGTCAACCTCAAGAGAGTTGCCAGACAGTGGGCGTAATAGCGCGGCGGCGACCGCATGGGTGTCAATTGTTACCTCGCCTAGTTTAGAGTTGGGCGCATAGATGTTGTTATAGAAATTGCGAACCTTATGTCTTTCGCCCATTAACGGCGAAATAATATTGACATCACCGTTGGCCTCAATTGCACCAATCGCCTTACCAATTTCGTTTAAAGACCCCCAACCAGCTTTTGACGGCGTACCGTCCGCATTCCTTGCCAAGTCTAAAAACTCACCTTCTGGGCTAAGTATTCTGTACTCTGGCGTGTTGTAGGTCTGGTCATATAGCCTGACAAAAAGTGCTTTCATAGCACGTTCAACCGTTGGGTTTTCATGCGTCAATTCTGCGTATGTTTTGCCTTGTATTGCTTCTATCATTGGCCGGTATTGTGGCTTGTCAAAGACAGGTTTGCCCTTGCCGTCCTTAAGGCCGTAGAACAAGTCAATCATTTCATTTGTAGCGCGAGTATCTTTTTGTTGTGTGGCAATAGAGATTGTTTTTTCGGCAAGCGCAGCGTTTTGATACCAATCTTTTTGCGGAGACAACGCAGCCAGAACACCAGCAATTGACGTATCTGGAATGCCGTACTCTTCAACCCAACGGTCTGTGACAGCCCTAGCACCGTCATACCACATTTGGCTGCGTGGTCGAGTTTCTTCTGGCACTTGGTCATGCAAGTACAGCAAGTTCTCTTTTGCATGTTCAATAAATTGCTCGGCTGTTTCATCTGTTGTTGCGTCTGGAGCAGCCCGCATGTTGGGGTAGTCTTTTGTGATGTTGACGTTGTGTTCGTACAGCTTGGCATCGGCTTTTGTTTCTGCCAGCCCAATTGTAAGATTTTCAGCCAGCGGGTCTTCTGTTGACTTTACGGCAGTTGGTAAACGAGTTGATATTAAACCGGCATCTCTTTGTTCCATTACGCTGCCAACAGCATCAGCCACCACACCGACCGGGTTGTTGTACATTGCGCCTGACGTAAGTTCATCACCAACGGCGCTGACAACATCAGGTATTGCCTGTGCTGTTCGCATCACGGTCTCACCAACCGCCGGAAGGCCCGCCGTCAAGCGATTGCCCAGAACAAAACCGGAAGCAAGTGACAGAGCCGTTTCCCCGACGTTTGCCTCGTCTTGCTGCCCGGCGTTTATCTTAACACCTTGGCGGGCGGCATTATCAATGCCGCTATAGGCCATGCTTTCAACACCAGCCACCGCCGCCGCTGAACCGCCACGGTTTATCACAATGTTTTTAAGCACATCCTTAAACGCCATCTTGGATAGCTGCTTGCCGGACTGAGTGCCGACCATGCCGATGCCAAGAGTGCTAAGACCCACGTATGTGGTAGGGTCTGTCATAAAGTTGCTAAACCCGCGCTTGAAGTTTTCTAGCAGCAAGCCGTCCCGGTCAGCAGTCTCCATGAGATAATACATGCTGGCCGCTACTTCTGACGGGGCACCGCTTAGTTTGTTAACGTCAAACAACATGGCCGTGATATTGTAGTTAAACTTGCTCATGAAATTGACGCCCCAATTGGCGTAGTCTTCATCAGTAAAAGATTCCGAGGAGATTGGCGTCAAATTGTATTTGGCCAATTCTTCTGTTTGCGCTTGGCTTGTAGGGTTCATGTAATGATAAAGGTTCTTAGACGCACCAATCCAAGCCTGGTCAGTTATTTGCGAACCTTCCGGCTGTTCTTGCATCTGTTGAATAAACGCCTGGTCCGCTGGTGAACCATAAAAATCGTGCTTTCGCTTGTCCTCTGCCACGGCTTCCGGCGTGTCTGCCACTACACCCGGCTCGTACTGGCCCCACATTAATGGCGGCTTGCCGGAATACATCATAGGGTATTCAGCGCCTGGCTTTTTTGCTATGAACTTTTCACCGTCCACTGCGTAGTTGTTGTGGAATAAATCACCGAATGCGTCACTCATGGGCTGTTCCAATTTTGAATGGTTTTGCCGCTTGTGATGTAAGCGCGGGCGCGGTCTTTAAGTTCAACAAGCGCCTTTGTTGCATCAGCACTTGCGCCAAATTCATCGGTAGACGCCTCAATGGCTGCATCAAGCGCGACTGAGCCTAGAACCTCGCTGTTAAAAGTATACGGCTGTAAGTCCAAAATTAGTTGGTCTTCGGCACTTGTTTGCTCTGTGTTAAAGTAGTTCTCTTTGTTATCCTCGACCCACTCAAACGGGTTAAACTCTGTCTCTTGTAAGACAGCCAACCTTTGTTCTTTCAACAGGTCTTTCTTGAGCGCTGTGTATCGGTTTAACTGTGCATTCTGTTGTGTGCTAAACAGTTGCAAGCCTTCCGGCAGTGCGGGCCGGACACTGGCCAGAGCGTCCTTGACGTTCTCGTCCATCACCTCGACCACTTGCTTAGATAGGTCTAGGTAGTCCTCATACGATAGCTGTTTGTCAGCCAGCAAGTCTGCTAATTCACCTAGTCCAAGGCTGGGGTCTTCTCGCAAAATGCGGCGTTCAATCATAACCTTAATGTCACTGACTGACTTAGGTGCGTATACAATGCTGGTCCCTGTTGTGTCTTCCTCAGTGAACACAGTCCCGGTGACAATCAGGCTTTCCATTTTTTCCAGCTTGGCGGCGTCATAACCAAGCGCACCCATGTCATCAATAATTGCTTGGGCTTGCTCTAAAAAGTCTGCGTCTTGCAGGTCTTCAGAACCGTATTGGCTTAGAAGCACATTAAACGCTTTTTCGCCCTCCCTTATGTCTGCCTTGTTTTCATTAATGGCCGCTTTGGCTTGTAGCTCTACTAGCCTTTGGGCATCGGTCCAGGCTTTCAGCGCGTTGTCTATTACCTTCTGCCGGTCTTCCATATTGACCAACAGGTCAAATGCCTCTTGAAGATGCGCGGGCAGTCCCGTATTGACCTTTGGCTTTATTATTCCGGCGGCAATTTTGGGGTGTTCTAGAACGTCCAGATAGGCGCGGTGTGGGTCTTTGGCCGTGGCAACATATTGGCCGATAGCATTGATGCTGCCTTGCACAACACTTTCATCAAAGTTGTCGGCCAACTGTCTTAATTCACTAGCAGTGTACCCAGCGCGAACAGCACGATTAAGCTGGTCGTTTCTCATAATCTGGTATTTTTCGCCTAGTGTCGGCGGCACAGTCTCGTCAATGTCATACTGTGGTTTTCCACTCAAACTAGCGGGGCGCATTCGTGGCTTAACAATTGGCGTACCATCGACCCGTTTATCGTCGGAGTAATAAATGTAATTGACGCGACCAGCCGCAACTTTTTCCCCTAATTGTTCTTGTAAACCGTATGGGTAGTTGCCAATCCCTCGGAGATTGCCGTCTACATCCCTGACATATTGCCTTAAATCTTGTCCGCGCTGTTCAGCCATTATTGAATCACGCCCCCACTTGCAATGCCCGCTCGTTCATTAAGAAGTATTTGCGTGACGCTGGTTTTGTTGCTGGAAGTGCTAGTTTTTATTTGGCTTTTGGCGTAGCTCTCATATTTTTGGTGGGCATACATTCCCATCTTTGCGCGAAAGTTTAGTGCCAGTGTTGGTGCGTTCTTGTCTAAGATATCACCATACCCGGCTATAACAGCGTCAACATCTGTGGCTAGGTCTGTGGGGTCTTTTTGCGTTTTATACGCATCTAAAACAATCTCGGTTATTCTAGCTTGCGCCAAGTGCTGTAGGTTATCGCTAGTGATTGCCAGGGCTGCTTTGCGGGCGGCTCGGTCGGCCACAGTGAAATTACCACCGGGGAGGTCAATGTCATCTTTACCCTCCATCGCATCTTTAAGTTGCTCTCGCGTAGGCGCGTGAAGCGCCCCATATTCTTCGCCCCGTATCTGCGCCTGTTGCTCAGTTTGTTGCAAAAAGAACGAGGTCATACGGTCCAATGCTTGCCCTGTCTGTGCCGCACCCCGCGCCGCAACCTGACCAACTGCATCTTGGAATGTCGGCATTCGCAGTTGTGCGCCTCGACGCTGATATGTGGGACGTTCAGCCATTATACAGTCGCATTTCCGCTATAACTTATGCTTGGGTTTGAACCTGTATAGTTTGCTCCACCGCCCATTCCACCGCCGCCCGTCATTAGACCGCCTTGAACCATTGTTTGCACAAACGATATCTTGGCATTTTTCCGCGCCATTTTAACGCCAACGTCACCGGCGGTGCGGAGATTGTCGGCTTGTGCTTGGGACATGCTTTGTGCCAGCGAGGCATTGTCAGTTTGCACCGAGAACTCGTCAGCGGCCCCCCGCATACTGGCTATGTTAATCAGTGACGTACTTTCGCCAGAAACAAACGGTGCAAGGCCACCGGCTGCGGCTCGGACATTAGCCGTGGCCATTGTCTTCTGCACGTTTCTCAAAATGTCTATGCCTTCGCGCTTGTAGGCTAGGGCATCGGAACGGCCTTTAAGTTCAGCCTGTCGCGCTTGCGAATAGTAGGCGTTGCGTTGATACTTGGCCGACTTAACCTTGGCAAAACCCGCTGCCGCTGATGAGGCAGCAAGTGCCCCCAACAGCACAATTTCCATACCACTCATGCGCCTACACTCACTTTGTAATCTAGCGCCAGGACCGTGAAGAACACCGGCTTGCTCTGGCTAATTGTTATCTGGGCGTCACGGCTGTAGCCAAGAAACCCCATTTGTTTTTTTGGGCCGGTGAAGGTCGGAACACTGCCGGTGCCGGATAGGGGCAAGGTTTGAAGCTGCACCTCTTTGCCTTGGACCGTCAGGTTCTGCGTGTTGTCCAATATTGGTGTAACCTCGACCACCCGCCGCCGGGCTGATTGGCTGCTGCCAGATGCGGCCCTTGGCTCAAATGGCTGGGTGGTTACGGTCGGCACGAAGGGAAGTCCCACCTCGGCATAGACACTAGGCACACCGCCCAATGTGACATTGCCGCTGGCCACCGTGTCGTTGGCGTCAACGATGTCATCGCGAATGATGTTGACCACCTCGCCTTGGATGTGAGCAAGAGAGCCAGCCGTTGTGTTTGAAGGCAGTGCCTGGTCAGGCGCAACCGGGTTGGCGTAATACTGCAAGCTGCAATCGGTTGTGCGGTCATCGTCAAATGTTTCGATGTAGAATTTCGCCGCGCCACCTATGGTTCTTTTGACAATGCAATAGATGGTGTCACCATCCACCGCGACATCGATGAAATCACCGTCAGTTGAGAACGTACTAGCCGCCACAATCTGTTGTGGCCTGTTTAGCATAAACGCCGCAATATTGCCCGCAAACCCAGTGCTTGCCGCTCTATAGCCCGTTGTTGAGGAACCATTGACCACCATTAGCAAATCGCCCTCAGTGGTATCTGTGGCCGGTCTAAGCGCCATCCGCTGTGGGTCCAATATCATGTGACTGCAAAGAAGACTTATGTTGTTGGCCACGTAGGAAAGTTCAACGTCAGAGAATAGCATTTCTCTAAGCGCCTTGCCCTCTTTGGACATGAACAGCGTACCGCCCTCGGCAGCTTGCGGACGCAATCCCAGCTTGGACCCGCGCCGTGTCGCTGACTTGACCGTCACATTGGACGGCGTGATTGGCGTGAGGTCGGCTTGTGGCACAAAGAACTCGGCCCCAGTGGTGAATATTTGCAAGTCACGGCCAGAGCGCAGGGCGGTAATGGCGTTGACGCTATCGGTAGCCAGCGTCACTTTTATGGCATCGTCATCCAAAGCCTCTGAGGCCTTGAAGTTAAAGAAGTCGGATACTTTGGAACCAAATAGCGTGGCCGGTTCTGACGCACTGCCGCCGAAATACAAGCGACCTTCGTGGAACGTACACGTTCTAGGCCAGCCGCGTGTATTACTCCAACAGTCCTCATAGCCCGCTTCTAGTTCCCATGACCCGCTGGCAATGGCCGTTGAGGCTTTAGCAAAGGGCACTTCTGTAATGACGCGCACAACCGTGCTGCTAACAAACTCAAAAATGCGGGCGCGGCCAAAATCATTTGTGACGTTGATGTACTGGTTGACGTTGCCGCTTGAGAAGATGCCAGAACCAGCGGTTACTGTCACCACTCCCGTTACCGCATCAGGCGTGATGGTGGCGCTAGGGTTGCTGGTAGACACGGTAAAAGCGGACAACGGCTTGGTCAGCGTCAATGCCGCAACGGTCCAAGTCTGATTGTTAGCACCACGGGTAATCTTAAACGGGGCAAAGTTCTCATGCGTACAAATCAACGTGTCGGCTGACTGCGTGAAGTACAGCTTTTGTAGGTCAAAGGCTGACACATCGTACAAGGTGCCTACCGCGAAATCTATGTATTCGTTTGTTGTGCTGTTTAGGTTCTCTATTTGCGTTTGGTCTGCAAAGAAACGAAAGCGGATGGTCGAACTGGTATTGTAGGCAGACGCCACAATCATAAATTTTTGGGTGGTGCTGAACTCAAAAGGTATGAGCATTACCGAGTTGCTAGGGTTGTCGGCAGTGAGGTCATGCACAAACCGGGTGCCTGGGCGGCGGGAGAACCCACCTTGAGGTTCAAAGACAACATTGTCGGCAAGGTCCACCGACGAATAGTATTGCTGCAAGTCAATGCGACCGCGCAAGAGCGGGTCCAGTTCACCGACCGTAAAACTTGCTTGATATTGTTGTGTTCTACTCATCTGATGTCAGTCAGCAAGTAATCAGAGATAACGCTGGGCGGTGTGCCGGAACTATCCATAGACATGGCCTGACGTAGCCAGCCGCCGCGAAAGTTCTCAGACGGTGAGCCAAGAGCAATGGAGCGCCAGTATTGGCTCTTTGTGGTCTGGTCAGTGATAACCTCGGCTAAGTGCCACGCAAGTTGGTACACCATCAGGGTTACGAAGTACGGGGGCATCTGCGCCTCTGGGACCGCCTTCTGGTAATCAATAAAGATACTGGTCTCGTTGGTCATCAGGACCGACAGACCGCCGGTCGATTGGTTTATTTCGTAGGACCGCACCAATGGGGCATTAGCCGCCGAACTTGTGCGGACAGCGCGAGGTACGCCGGTAAGCATGTCACTAGGTAGAATATATTCGTAGGTCCACTCACTAGCCGGGGTGTTGGTGCTTCTGGCCAGTTCGACCTTGGCCACAGTAAAGGACCAAGAGAAGATGCCGAGAGTAGAATTTTTAACCATGTCATAAACGATAGAGCAAGCCTGAGAGCCAGCGGTGCCATCGTCAAAACTTGAGATACTTTCATCGCCCAACAGTAACAGCGCCTGATTGCAAATCGAAATGCTTGTATCGCCTTGGGCCATGTATCAACTCCAATAGGTACGAGGGCGGATTGCCCGCCCCCGTAGTCGTTATTAGTCGCTGTCAGTAACCGCGATTGTCACGCCGTCACCTACGTCAACCACGCCTGATGCGTTGCTGAGGACAACATGGTGGCTCGCTGTAGCGGTGCCGCCGGTTGAGGCGTAGGAGTAAATGAGGTCACCCACTACTACGTCACCAGACACATCATTGAAGTAGCCCGCACCATCGACAACCGTCTTGGCGTCAGTGGTGGTGTAGGACCACATTTGAGGCGCTTTGCCCCGTTTGGATTGGCCACCAATCGGTGACCAGTTCGCTCTGTCAAAAGCCATGATTAAGCCTCCCTGGTGGTTACATCAACGATGCCAGCGGCATCAATTGCGACAGCACCCATAGACAGACATGCAGCAACCAAGAACGAAGTTTTCTCAGCGATGTAGTCAATCTTTGTGGTTGGTGCCATTCCGACTGCACAACCGATGGCGCTCTTGTGGAACGCAAAGTTCGTGCGGTCGGACGAGCCGTCGATTGCCAAGCCACCCTCATCGCGGTCACCAAGAACGTGCATGGTGAAGCCCATAAACGTGTTGATGTCTCCACGCTGCAACGCTTGCAGTGAGTTAAAGTCAGACGAAACAGCCCGCTCGTCACCAAGCAATGCGGCAAGGCCGTTCGCGTGAATGACCATGTGGCGGTCGGTGCTTGGCACGTTAGCTGCGTTCAGTGCTTTAGCAGCCGCAATAATCTTACCCACGTTAAGGTCAGATGCAGCGGCAGAGCCTGATGTTACAACCGTATTGGCCACCGTGGTGCCCGCTGATGCTGCCGCGATTGCGTCCAGAATTAACTGGTCTTGGCGGCGTCCAATTGCGGACCCAACGACTTGCGCTAACTCGGAACGCTCGTCAAAGTTCACCTTCTGTTGGTTGAAGATGTCACTGTACTCTGCAGCGATATAGTCCTGCAATGTACAGCTAACGGTCGCAAAATCGGTGTTGAGGGGAACTACGTCAGTTTGCGGAGAACGCAGTGATGCGGAACCCTTTCCAACGGTCGGGAAGTTGACGGTCGAACCTTCAACTCCTGTTCTTGTGCGTACTGTGCCAGCCAGCATTGAGGTGCCCTGATAGGCTTGTTTGACCTCGGCATCGAATAGCTGGACAAACGCTGGGGAAAGTCCTGTAGACATGATTGTCTCCTGATTAAACCAAAAATTCGCGTCTGGTTATCGGGAAACATCCCGGCCTCTACGTGTGAGGACCGGCCCAAAAAGGGTTGTCAGTCATAATCGCCTTACACGATTTTGCACAATGTGTAAATACTAGGTGATACTTTTGATGTATGTACAAAAAATGGGGAGCAAGACAAGGACGAGAAAACCTTGCCCCCCAAGGTGCGCCAAGCTGGGAGGAGACCTGGCGAGGCGAACTAACCAAATCGGCGGTTAAACTCATTCTCAACTTTTTGGCGATACGCTGGGTCACTCTGATAGCGTGGGTCAGCCATGCGGCTTTGCATCTCGACCGCAAAATCTGCTTCAGATAGTTGGTCTTCCGCGACCGGGGCCAGCGGTATCTTGGACATATCGCCGGTCATAGTGCGAACTTTCTGCATCAGCCGCTGGCCAATGGCCGTGCCGCCCCAGTTGTTTAACTCAGCGCGTTCTTCCTCTGAGACAATGCCCTTACGAACCAGACCGTCAGCCCAAGTCACATTGCTTTTGATTATCTCGTTGGCATTAGGTCCAAGAGCCTCATGCTCTGCTTTGTAGTCAGCTTCAGCCGCCGCAACATTCTCGCCGGACATCTGTGTGATGGCACCGGCCAGTTCGTCAAATGCCTCTTGGTTAACGCCGTACTTCTTGGCCCAGCCTAGATAGGTATCGACTACCGGGTCATCCAACTCATAGCCCGCCTCGGTCAGTACATCGGTGCTATATTCGTCGGGCGCTTTGTGCTTTCCTTGAGAGAATTTCTTTTGCAGTTCCTCATAGCTTTTCGCTAGGTCTTCCGGCTTGGCGAACTTCTCGTCAAGCCACGCTGGTCGTTCCTCTTTTGGCGGCTTCTCATCCTCGACGCGGTGCGGCATTGCCTCATCTGCGACCTCACTTTCTGGCTCAGAACTTGACACACCATCCATAAGGCTTGCTGGTTCCGGCGTTTCAGTCTCGGCCACTGTTTGACCTTCATCATTTAACGTCATCAGCTCTTTTCACTCGCTTTAGAATATCTTCAATGACTGACTTCTGGCCTTCGCGGGCATAGGCGTATGGTTCAGCCAGCCCCGGCACCCAACAAGGTGGGTCGCAGTAAACCGTATGTAGATTTTCCAAGACCTTTTTGCCGGTCGGGCTGGAAAACGTGCGCTTGAAGGCCAAGTCCAAGTCACGCATTACATCAAGGTTTTCTAATTTTATTGGTGCTGGTTCAGCGTCTAGGCCATCCCAGCCTGGTGAGTTGATAGAGTGTAGTATTTTTCTGGCATTGTTCATGCTTGTGGTGCCTCAGTTGGCGGTGCCCCGCCCATCTCTTGCTCTGCCATCATGGCGGCAGCTTCTGCCATTTGCGCTTGCATTTCGGCGCGTTCTTCTAAGGTGGTGCGTAGGTCAGCGGGGATGCCAAGCTGGTCCGCAATGTAATCGCCAACCGCATCCATTTTGATGAGTGTCTGGCCGACCGGGCCTAGTGCTTGGCTTATCTGCATAAACTGCATAATCTCACCCAGCCTCTCGGCATTGTTGGCCATAGCCAAGGGCGATTGTGGAACGACCGTCACCTCTAGGCCGTTCACCTTGAGGGGCAGTTCAATCATACCCATCTCGTCCATCAATTCTAGCGACCGGCGCACGATTGGAAACATTGTCTCCGAAATCAAACGACCAAACGCAGATCCGAGGTTCTGGGAAAGTTCAGACAGTTTTGCGTTTATTTCAGTGGCCGACCGTGCCGACATATTCTCAGGCGTCAGGCTTTCGTCTAGCAGGGCCTTCTTGATGTTGGTGCGTAGGTCATTGGCCACAATCTGGGACAGGTTCGCATCGCCAGAACGGGGTAGGGGCGTCAGGCTGGGGCCGCGTGGCCCACCGTTGCTGGACACGCCTATGACCGCACCCGGCACGATGCTGATTGTTTGCGGATTAAGCACACCGTCATCCACGGCAGTGAACACGCCGCCGATACTTATGCTGGCATTCTTGAGCGTGAGTTCTACTACCTTGTTCAAGGTGCGGATGTCGGCCAAGGCATACAAGACCGGGCCGCGACCGTACCGCTCGTTACTTGCCTTCATGTATCTGGAAATCACCCACGGCCATGATTTGAGGTCACGATGCACCAGCTTATCATCACCCTCTGCAGTAACGAGGCAATAGAACATCTGTCCATCGATGGTATACGTGGCCTCAATCAAGCCAACCTTCTTGGTCGGGTCTTCAGCGGCATCGTCAATCATTCTTTGCGGAATGTCGGCGTCCGGCCATTCGCGCTGTATCACATTGAACGGTCGGTTCAGCTTGCGATACACCGTATCCGGCACCCCGTTGGGGCCTTCGTCAAAACAAATATGATAGGAGGGCACAGCCGTGTAGCGTATCGGCGTTAGCGTATCACCGGGTTGTATCAGCATCACCGATGTGCCGACCGCAAGGTCAAGCAAGAACTCGCCCATAGCCAGGTCAAAGCCTGATTGCATCATGACGGCAAACATCTTCTCGGTGTAGAAGTCTAGGACTTGCTGGGCTTCAATCTTTTGCTCTTCAGGGATGTCATTGCCCGGCTGCAAGCGGCACCAAGGACGCTGGGGAGGAAACAGCGAGGACTGTATGCGGTTCGCAAATCTGGCGGTTGAGTGAATAGCGGTTGAGTCAAAGACACGGCGCATCTTGTTTTGCCCAGGCGTCCCACTCTCAGCATAGCCATCGTAGAGATTACGCATCGGCAAAGCGAACTCGTAAGCCTCTTCATAAATGCTGCGCCACTCTTCTTTGTGAGCGTTGCAACGGGCGTACCGCTTCTTGATGTCCTCAACCGAGAGTACCATTACTTACCCTTTTTTACCTTCTTTGTCGGCTTTTTGGGCGGCTTTTTTTGACCGTACATCGTCTTTCACCTTTGTGTGCTTAGGGTTTCGTCGGTAGGTTTTCATCACTACCCTCGCGGGTTCCGGCCAGAGCCTAGAATGCGGGAGAGAACTTGCCGACCGGGGCCAGCATCACCGGGTGCCACGCCTTGCGCCATCAGCATACGCCGCCCGCCGGTGCGCTTGGACCGTTTGCGGGCCTGTATCTTGCGCTGCTCATCACGTTCCTGGCGTTCTGCGACCGCTTCTTGCCGAGAAATGGTGTCATCAGCATCGGTTTCAGCCACCGTGGGGGTGGGAGGTGGTGCCTTGCTACTGAATATACCGCCCATCAAACAACCTCCCGTACATGTAGTAGTCCGCACCGTCCGGCCCGTAGGACCGCATGGTGCCTTCGCGCTCAAAATAGCAGCGTTCTGCCCACATACAAGCCGTAGCATTTGCTGAGTGTACACTAAATTGTAGTCTTTTTATCTTCATTTGCTTGGAAACGTGGTTAAAAAAGGCCAATGAACCCCTATGCAGGGGCACAACCTTGCGCCCAATGTCCGCGCTGGGGATTAGCCAAGCCTCACAAACACCCGGCCAAAGCTGCCACACGCCGAACATTGCCGAGATACCATCACGGTCGAGAACAGAAAACGCCAAGCCAGCGTTCGCGTAGGTCTCCAAATACGTTTTGTAATCCGCAAACAGTTCAATATTGGCAGCGTCAAACTCGTTCAGTTCGCACATGTCCAAGTGATGAGGATACCAGCGGACAACGCGGTTATCCCGTTGCATCCGCATGACCTCGTTAAGTTCAGCTATTGAAAACGTCAAAGTCCAACACCTTTGCTTGCTTGAAAGACCCGCCGGT